TACAACTTCTTTAGTCTGGTCTGTTATTAGTGAAAAAACCTCTTCTCCTGAAAGTTCATTATGATCCTGATCTAGTACTATATATTCATCATTATCATTCTGACCTAATAAAAGCACTTCTCTCTGCTTTCCATCCCCGCTTCCAGTCTGATCTATAGGCTTCCATTCATCATTAGCGTAATCATAGATATAGAATTTCTCTTCATCACTATCATACCCTATAGTACCTGTGGGAACATTAGTATCAGCCTCCATATCAGACTTACTAGCGTACCATTTATATCCAGCTTTTCCGGAGAGAGCTGTATAAATTGCTCCTCCCTGTACTGCATTAGTCTGAGAAGATCCGGTAATACTTGAATCTACGGTAGGCTTATTTAGGATATAGGCATCACTGGAGGTATCAGTTTCATTCCAGTCTGATTGTACATTATCTTCTCCACTTCCTCCACCTCCTGTATTATCTTGCCATCTATCTACTGAAATTAGTCTATAGTAGGTATTATACATGAAAGTAGCAGTATCCCCGGCTTTAATAACTCCAGCGGTAATAGATGCATCCTTATTATATATTGCCTTAGCTCCCTTACCGTTTATGTTAAGAGTAGCATTAGCCGGAACATCATAATTAAATTTTACTGATACTATACCGTTAGCTGTAAGAGTATAACTGGATAAAGTAGCGGTAATAGTGGCTGAAGCTGAGGAATTACTTTGAACTGCATAACCCTGACCTAAAGCTACATTTGTGTAAGTAGAATTAGCATCATAACTCCATCCTTGCCATACCCAGTTAGTACCATCCCACATATAGGTAATGTATCTTCCAGCATATCCATAATAGTTATTAGAAGTAGTAACACCTGTATTATACCAAACAGGGGCATTTCCACAACCATTTACATCAAGACCACTATTACTGGTTCCTGTTGTATTAGTAGCAGTGAATTTAACTGATATTACTGTTCCTAAGAGGGGTTTTCCGTTAGTATCTGTAGGGAATGTTTCTACTGTACATACTTTAGGCATGGTAGCTGCGGCAGTAGTACATTCACCTACATATATCTTGCTCCCGGTAACATATCCAAGATCATTAGTTAGATCTGAAACTTTACTGGGAATTGTTGTAGTATCCGGGAGAGCACCTACTTCACTAGCTGTATAAGTAGGTTTATTCTGAGCTTTAGCCCATGCTGGAACTGTAGGATCTGTCTCTGAAGTTAGGTATCCAGCATTTTCCAGGGTAGTAACTCTAGAAGAAACTGAATCTACCTGTCTTTCTGTAGCTATATTATCTGCTTGGTTTGGGGTAAATTGATAAGTAAGTGATCCTCCTGTCCTATCATAGAAAGATACATACTCTTTATTATTAGCATCAACGTAATTATATAGAGTAGTGGCAGCTCCATCTCTTTGAAGATTAAGTCCCCTAGTAGAGAAGGTTTCATTAGCACTCCCATTCTTATTAGCTTTCCCGGCTAAGAGTGTATTAGTTTCAGCTTTAGTATAAACATCTGCTAAAGCGGTATCATGAGTATTGTCTTTCCCTGTGGATCTAGCTATTTCTGCATCTAATTTTGAATCTAATTGAGCTACTAAGTCTATCAAATCCTGGGCATCATCTCCATCAGGGACTATAATATTTGAAACTATATAGAAGATAGTCGTTCCGGAAATCGATTTGTTAAAAGTATCATCACTGTAAGATCCATCTTCCTCCGGTATCAGGACAGTATAATTCATTACTCCTGTTCCTAGAGGATATAATTCAGTCCATTCCAGGTGTATAATCCCATCTACTACATCTTCATTAGTCTTAGTTATATTTACGGCTCTACTAGTGGTATAGAATTGAATGGTAAAAACATCACTATCCAGCCCTTTAACTACTCTAATGGGAAATCTTATATCATCATTAGTCGTTATTCTCTTCATATTTGTATTTCCATTTATATCCTAAAGCGGTTCTACCCTGTTTACAAGCCTTAGTAATATTGCTTCTATCATTGTATTTCCCAACTGATAGAGCTGCTTTAAGGGCGGATTCATACTCATTTATATAATTACCATCCAGGGATAATTGAATAACTTCTTTATTGTTATAAGGTCTATGTCCTATCCTACTTTCAATTAGGAATTTTCTTTGGTTTTCTGACAGGTGTTTTCCGTACATGGGATTTTTCTCCCCTTTCATTCTTTCAGACCTTAGTAATCTCTGTTCTTTACTCAGTTCCACACCTTTACCGCCATCTCCACCTGAAGTTAGATTATAGCCATATCTCTTATCTCTACTGGAATATTTCTTGATATAATAGGTTTCCAAAGCATTTAAGACTGTAGTTATTTTTTCCTTAGAATTAGAATAGGTTTCAAATAGTACTTCATAAGTAAAATTTTCTACTCCGTATTTATTTAAGGCTTTATAGAAAGGAAAGTCATGTCTCTTTCTATCTCTTAAATGCTCCTGTTTTCTCTGTTTTTCTCTAGTAGTTTTCCCTATATATACTTTATTAGTAATTATATTTGTCCATTTATAGATTATTCCTCTAATCATCTATAATATTATCCTCAATTTTAGTATAGGCTACCATGTGTTTATCCCCGCCATCAATGGGACTATAACCTAATTCTTTTCTGACCTCATTGGGTGATAAAACTCCCTTATCTAGTAATGTTGCGTAGTAGGAGGCTAGAGCACTCTTATCAGTCTTCAGTAGTGCAGTTTCATCAAGATCTATTACCAGGTTATTCTCACTAGGTTTAAAGAGCTTCCTGGTAAATTCCTCTTCTACCAGTACTATATAAGGATTAAGGGTATGTAGGAGGAATTGATTCTGAGTAGCTTCAATAGTAGAATAGCTTGAATGTGATAGATCTCCTAACAATACCGGAGAAATACCAAAGAATCTAGCTATGTCGGTAATATTAAATTCTCTACTCTCTAACATTTGACTTTCAGCTGCACTAAGTTGAATAGGTTTATAGTCCATATTCCCCTGAAGTACTGCTAAACCTGCACCTCCGTTACTGTAGGCTTGATTCCAGGAGCTTCTAATTTGGTCTCTCTGTTTATCATTTAATTGTCCCTGTACTGTTAGAATACCAGCCAAGTTACAGCCACTAGTAAAGAAGTTATTTGCACTATTCTCTGTATTATTTGATAGGTTAATAGATCTAGTAGCATAAGTTAAAGTACTAACTCCATTAACTCCATCATAAGTATTCTTTAAGAGGTGGATCATGTTAATAGGCTCAATCCTCTTTTTACTTACATAATTACAGGTATAGTATAATTCTTTCTTTTCTTTATTGTAGTGAATTTGTACATCACCACTAGGAAGATATCTAAGACCTGTTACTGTTCCATCCCCGGCTCTCTCTATATAGGCAAATCCATTACCCCTAAGCATAATAGACTGGATCAGAAGCTTAATAAAGGTATATTTTGATAAGTACCCTGCATTCTTCATTACCAGGTTTAGGGAATGACTGTCTAATTCATTATAGTGATCAGCGTCTAACTGTCTGATCTTAATAGGGAGCATAGCAATAGAATCACTAATAATCTCTACAGCCCTATATACAGCACTAATATTCATTGCACTGTATTGATTTCTAAGACCGGAGAAATTTAGAGCATCACCAAAGATATAGGGTGAATTTACAGTAGTAGTATCTCTTTCTTCTACTTCCTTATTTCTCTTTTCTATGTTATATCCAAATAATTTCATGGTATAAAATTCTAGTTAATTACTCCTATGATGTTGCTGTACTGTGGTGTTTCTAAAAATACTCCTAATGCCTGTAAGATAGCTATGGTTCCGTCTATTTTAAGTTGATCAGATCCTTTAACTGGCTTTACATTATCATTATGGTCATATTTCAGGGTAACATTACTGAAGCACCATCTAGTTATCTCATTATTATCTAACTTCACTTTTCCCAGCTTCATCAGTCTCTCAAATTCCTTGGTACATCTGTTAAAGTGCCATAGAGCTTGAGAGAAAGGTTCCAGGGGTAATCCTTCAGTGGTAGCAGAAATAGCCCACTGAGTAGCATTATAACTATCATAAGCAATCTTATCTATAAAGACTTTCTCATTTACCTTCATGATATCTCTTAGTACATAGTCATAATCCGTTACATTTCCATCCGTAATAGTTAGATAGCCCTTTCTTTTCCACTCCTTGTATAATTCAGCATTACTATTATCATAAAGGGCTGATTGTGGTAGGTAATAGTAATTCTTGAAGTAATAGTATCCATCAAAGGGAACTAATACTGATACCGCTGTTAAGTCACTCACACTAGCTAAGTCTACTCCAATATAACAGGTAGCTTCAGAGAAATTATCTAAGTTTACCTCTACAGTACTATCAAGAAGCAAGTCATTAGGAATCCATATATCCTGACTTGAAACCCACTGATTAAAGTTTTTGGTTCTTGTACCTACTTCCAATGTACTATTATTCTTAGCTTTCTTTACCTGTTGCTCTAGGTATTCATAAGATACTGTATGTCCTAAGGAGGGATTTGCTTTTATCCAGTTCTTAGGATCACTCCAATCATCTTCATCATCTAGTGTAAAAATTGCTGTAAACTGTGAATCATCTTCCTTCACTCCACTCAGAATATCTAAGCAGGTTTGGCGGTAGTTATAGCAGAATCCGTACATATTGAATCCCGCTGTAGTAATGATTATAGCTAAACTGTTCTCTCTCATACCCTGGGAAGAGCACATTACATCCCAAAGTCTAGAATCCGGTTGTTCATGGCATTCATCTAATACAAAACAGTAAGAGTTATATCCATCATTTCCTCCGGCATCACTACTAAGGATCTGTAAGAAGGAGTTAGTCTTATCAAAATGGATTCTGTCTCTATATCTCCTGAAGTATTTTCCTTTCTTATCGATCGTAGAAAGATAATTACTGGACATATCAAAACAGATTTTAGCTTGTTTTGCACTGTTAGCTACCATTTCTACTTCAGATCCATTCTCTCCATCAGCCACTAACATATACAAACAAATTGCAGCGGCTAAAGCGGTTTTTCCTTGTTTTCTAGCTAATTCACAGTATACATAGTTAATCACTCTTCTCTCAGTCCCGGGATAATAGAACCCAAATATATTACATACTATCCAATACTGGTAAGGAAGTAACTCAAAGGGCTTTCCATTATGTTTCCCGGTATTGTGTCTGAGTTTAGAGATGAAATTAACTACTCTATCTACTTTATCCGGTCTAAATTCATACTTCTCAAACCAGCTCATAAATCTCTGACAGGCTTGGATTATGTATTTCCCGGCTATTATATTACCTTCAACTACTTCCTTGGGATATTTCCAGTATTTCTCATCAAAGTCTTTATACTTTAGATTTTCCATAATAGGTTACTTTATCAGATTCTCGAGGAAATCATCTGTATCATCATCAGTCTTATCATTGATCTTAGCTGAGGAATATGGACTTAATCCCAGGTGTTGAATCTGTTTTAGGATTGTCGCTTGTAAGTCTTTCATGGTAGATAGAAGAGGGTTTTTCTTATATCCGGCTGCATCAAAAATCCCGGTCTTCTCTACTTCTTCTTTACACTTAATATAGAGATCCATGTTATCAGCCAGGAGAGAAATTACCCCTTCCCACTCTTCATTAACTTTTCCGTATCTATCTACCAGGTATTTTCTCACATTCTTGATATATTTCTTAGTTTCTTTTTCCATATTGTATAGTCTTTATTGACCTCTCCTAGACTTATTCAATAGGATCCAGTAGGTAGCATCAATTTCCCATACTAGATCTTTTATTTCCTTCAGCTTCCCAATAGCTTCCATTAATTCATCAGGATCATTTACATCTAGAACTTCATTTAGAGCGTGTAAGTCTTCTGCTAATGGAATAATATCATCTATTTTAGAGGTATCCGGTTTACTTACTTGTTTCATATCTCTTTTAACATCTTCTGCACTCTACCTATTCCTACTTTAATACCTTGTTCCTTCAGTAGAGCTAGGTTTTTTCTTACTGATAAATTAGAATCCAGTAAGTCTTTTAATTCTTCATCACTGAGTTTAGCCTTATCTGTCTTGTAACCCTTCTCTTTGCAGAATCTATATAAGGTTCTCTCACTGACTTTAATCTTCTTATTGACTTCTACCAGGTTCTCTTTAATTGACTTAGAGGGATTGTAGATTTCACTGATTAGATTCCAGGTAACAGCTTTTAGATCTGCTTTACTCTCATAGGTTCCACTCTTGAAGATAATTCCACTTTTAGATTTTCCTCTGAGATATTCCAGGTTTTTAGAGTACATTTCTTCAATATCAGAAATCTCTAACTCCATAGCTGCTTCTACATTCTTTACCAGGCAATCTATATCCAGGTCTTTATCGATCTCAAAGAACCTATATCTGTCTTCATAAGCACAAAACAGTAAAGTATCAGGATCTATATCAGGATTCATTACTCTTCTCAGGCAAATTCTCTCATAGATCTTCTTTCTTCTCTTCTGTCCGTCTTTTACTTTAGTAGCATTCCAATAAAGGCTAAAATATCCCTCCGGAGTAAATTGGTAAATATCATCTATCCAATCCTCACTCTCTTTTCTGTAGGAGTATGTGAATTTATGTCTGTTATATTTCATAAACTCATCATAGCTCATTCTCTTCATATCTTCAATTAACCTTGGACTAATATCAGGTGTTTCTCTTTTGTCATTTATTATAGTATGTTGTTGTACTTCATTGTCTTTATAATACATACCAAACATACTTAGATACCTATTAATATAGTCTCTTTTATCTGAGGTTAAAGTTTTATAGTAAGCGTTATTTCTCAGGAACATATAATATCCTTCATCACTAACTCCAAGATCACTAAAATCATAAATCTCATTAGTTATCCCGGTCTCTATTTTTACATTAGGATTATTCTTGTTAGTTCCATTAAAATACTGAGAGCACCTAACATTACAATCATCCTCTATTACCTCATTAGTATCCTTCTCAATTATTCTATTAAGATTCCAGGCTACATATCTGAAGTACATTGGATCAGGGATTATTAAGGAGTTGAATACATAAATTAGCCTGAATCTAGCTCCTTTTCCTTCCTGTTGATTGCTGTAAGAAGAATAATAGAAAGTGGGTTTTAGAGTTAGGGTTGCTACATAATCTTTTGCACTATGATAGGAGGTTTCATCAATATCCACTCCTATTACATAAGATCCGGCAAAATTAGCATTAGTCTTTTCACAACTTCCAAAACTACCATCTTTCCTTGTCTTCTGAGGGTTGAATAGGTGACAGAATACTTTACCCTTCAAAAGTTCATCTAGAAGAGCCTGAGGTGTTGTATAAGTCCTCTCAAATCCTATACCTCTATTGGGATTAAAGCCATATTTTTCTCGAGTTCTTCTATTTTCTTCACTCATACCACTTCCAATCATAGCGTTAGAAATGGTTTTATCGATAAATGCTT